TACTAGAACTACTGTAACCTGCAAAATCTGGATTATCATCTTTATCTTTATCATAGCCTGGAGGTCTAAAACTTGGAATACCAGCTGGTGTCATTTGACCTGCACCACCTAATAATTTAAGTACGCCTGCTTCTTCAGGATTAATGTATGCTAACATTTCTCCTTCTGGCGCGGCTTCATTCAATGTTTTTGCGTTATCTTTTAGCATGCTAGCTTGTGTCATATTTTCTATGTCTTCCATAGAAAAACCTTGTTGTAATAATTTAAGTATGGTTCTAAAATCTGAAGCATCTAGCTTTACTTCTTCCATGTTTTCCATGGCATCCTTCATAAAACCAGGCATTTCCTTTTCTTCTTCTGGTAATTTGTACATACCTCTAGTGCCCTTATTTATCATTTTATTGAGCAATGCTGCTGCTCCTTTAGGGGCTTCTTCGTTTCTCATTATTATATCTCCAGGGCTTACGGGGCCTGCTAGTTTATCCATACCTATAGCCATATATGTATATTATACTCCATTTTTATACGAATGTAAAGGGGGCAGCTACGCTCCTTTTATACTATCGCTTATTTCCATGACAGAAACCAAGACATTTGCTGGTTGTACTGAGGTATCTATCTTTAATATGTCAGCTGATTCCAATACAATCGGCCCATTGCCTGCAGCATCGACTGTCTTTTTAGTTGCGAAATCACTAGATGTAAAATGATTTATGGTCTGAGTTGCACTAGCGCTTGAGTCTGTTACTTTGACATCTACTGTGCCGCCTCCACCTGTGGTGTTATGAATTGTAAATGTTTTGACTATGGCTGTAAACTGTATCAAAGTTGTAGAGGTTGGACAAGTATATATAGTCTGATCCGAACCTGTTGTTGTAACAGATTTTACTACGTTCTTATACTGTATAGCCATTAGTTTAGAAACCAATTCATTGATCGTTGTTGATCTTGATCAGCGATCTTTACAGGTATCTCACCTTCTGAAGCATCGCGTAATCGTAGAATATTAATCAAAGCATCATATGTTCTAGCGAATACAGAATTTTTATTTCTTTCTTCGTATGATAACTCTGGGTATACTCCCTTACTAAATAAACTCATTATCTTGTTCCGTCTGCCTGTCCTTCAGCTCTCCAAGTTCCAAGTCTCCAAGATGTGTCTGCTGCATCTGAAAAGTATTTAACTTGAAATGATCTGCCTCTAGAACGTAAATTTAATTTGGTAGTGGATGAAGTTAATGTAAAAGGTCCTTTGGTTGTTTCAGTTCCATTAGGATATCTTTTTGATTTCATCTGAAATTTAATTTGAGAACCTGAGAAGAAAGTGGTGTCTGGTATTATACGACTCATAAATATTAAGTTATCACCATTCTCATCGCCAGCAAAGAATCCAGTTTCTACTGAAGCTTCTAGTGCTGATGTATTATCATTGACTCCGTTCTCATGCTCAAATACATTACCTGAAGAATCTGTAGCTAATGGGAACTCTTCTATATCAGAATCTGTCCAAGCAGTTCTAACTAAAGAACCTATAGCCCAAGTATTATCCACGTAATTATAAATTACATAGTTTGTTATTTCTGTACTAGTTCCTGATGGATAGAACCACCATACTTCTTGGAACTTAGTATTGACTGCGGCAAAAACTTTTTCTCTTTGTATGTTGTTTATATTATCAAACACTGTAGTTCTTACAGGACATTCTAAAGTTTTAACTGCACCATCGTAAACATAAAAGTTATCTAGACCCATCCAGTATGCCAAACCTTCAACCATGCCAGGAGCTTTAGGTGCTAAAGAACCTGATGCTTCACTGAGTTGTTGAAAAGAAAATGTAAATGGTGGACCCACAAATTGCATACTGTATAAATCCCTATCAGTCCAAACATACATTTGACCACGACCTTTTGTAGCAGAAACTATTCTACTGCCTGTGCCTAATTTTTGTGAACCCGATGTATTAGTTATATCTGCGTTCCATGTAGATAAACTTTCTTGTGAAGAGAAACGAATTGTTGTTTCATCAAAATCTGTAGATCCTTGTGGGTTACAACCAAATACACAAATGTGTCTGTCTGGTGTAGATACTAACACTCTACCAGTTTTAGTTGGTATCTGTGTTGCGTCACCACTTAATGTATTAGTTACATAGTGTGCTAAAGTTACACCTCTGTAAGTAGAAGCTCCTGCCAAAAATGCACTAATGTCAAAATAATATATGGTGTCTGTGCCATCTGCTGTAGAAGCTATTACGTCTTCACCAAAAGAATCAAATGACCATACTCTAGGTTCCAATACGATACCCGCTGCTATTGTTCTAGCTGTGCCCCATGTAGACAATGCGTAAGTTCCTGCACCCCAACCAAATCCTGTAGTAGCATCTGATGGTCCGTTGTTTGTTAAATATCTTACTGTGACTGTGCCACCACCTGATGTAGATCCTGATGAAGCTGTGCCTGATATACTACCTGTGCCCCCTGGAACTGCTGTTATGTTATAACTGTTAGCTGTTAAAAATTCTACAAAATATTCACCAGCTGCAATTGTAACTCCGTCTGTAGTTCCTGATCCTACAGATTCTATTACTACTCTAGATTGAGGTGTTGTACTAGTCACTCCATGATTAGCATCTGTAACTGTGACAGTGCTACTACCTGTTGATCCTGTTGTAAAAGGATTTGACAGGGTTTGAGTATCTGTTCTAAAAGGTGTGATGTCATAAATAGCATCACCAAACTCCATGAAAACATGCGTACTTGTGCCGTAAAAATTAAATTTCTTACCAGTAGAATCTCGGTGATTGAAGATAGATCTACATACTCCAGATAAAGTAGTGGAACTAAAAGCTTCTCTTTTTACCCAACCACCTATTTTTTCAGGAGCACCTTTTCTAAATCTTATCTTGTCTGAATCAGTATATCTTAATCCTGCTTGATAATCCGTAATGTCTGTTACAACTCCCGCAGGAGCTGTTAGTTTGACCAAGGGCATAGTTTTCCTTCGTTTAAATAAATTAGCCCTTCTAATTTAACACGTTTTTACCTAATATTCAAGCCTTATCTACTGCAAAATTGTAAGCTAAAGTTATCCTAGATTTATCTAATTTGTGCTGTTCAACTGCATGGTGTATGTGACTTCTAAATATTAGCAGTTTTCCCTCAATAGATTCATGTGTAATATGTGCATACGGATCTTCTTTATTGTATTTTAATTCTACCATATCCTCTACTGGGGATTTAAACCAGACTTTACTACCACCTTTTGGTGATTGTAAAAAGTATATAGCTGATAAAGCAGACCCTGTATGTATATGAAACTCTTGAAAATCTCCTTTGCCATACACATTAAACCAAGCATTCTCAGGTGCTACATTAGAACCTATGTAATTGCTGCCCATATATTCTGCTACTTTACTAAATACCCATTGATGTAAATCTGCAAATGCTTCATCTTTTAATATATCGTAATCAGTATGTATGGTATTATAAGTCTTATTTGCTAGCCAACCTTCACCTCCAGGTTTAGTTTTTTCTTTTACTTCTAAACATCTTTTAACTAATTTATTTTTGATATTTTTATTATCTTTGTTAAGACTATAACCAATGCCTGTAGCAAAAAACTTCTCTGTTACTACTTGCATTTCATACCACCTACTGCTACTTTTTTATTTAGTTTAGATTGTAAACCCTCGTGTTGTATATCTGCATCGAATACAACTAGTTTACCTCTTTTAGGTTTTGTAGTTATTACTTCATCATCTCTATAAAATACTGTGTCACCATCAGAATCATTTAGATAAAGTATAAATGATTTGTCTTCGTGTTCTTCATGGTTGTGACGATCTTGATAACCACCTTGAAAGTATTCTATTAAATGCATATGGTCAAAGTTATATTCTTCTAGTTGCAATTCTTTAACTAGCTTTGAATGCAATGTAGGATACAAAACATTGCCAGTTTGATATCCGTTTTGTGTTTTATTTTTTGCATTTCTTATTTCTAATATTGGAGTTCGAGCTTTCCAATATTCTAATAAATCTAACAATTCATTAATTAGATCGTTGTTTTCTATACGTGTTACTTTAATCATTTTTAAAATATTGAGGTAATCCTAAGAATGGTCTTGTATCATAAATATAATTTTTATCATCTGTAAAATGAAAAAATACTTGTGCACAATCATCTCCTTCAAAGGCATCTCTCCAGTGTTCTAATTCACAACCTCTGTACATTAGCATGTCTCCTGGATTTAAATTTACCTCTACCCCTTTCTTATTTTCTTTACCTGATGGTTCTAAATAAATGGGCCACTCATCTCCTCCTATATTCATCGTTGTAGAAATTTTACACGATGGTCTATCTTTATGTCTTTTTAAGACATCCCCCTTTTTATATATTCTATAATACGTGTAAGTAGAATACAAATTTAATTTACTTTCTTTTTCTAATATGGGTCTTATAGTTTTTTCTAATAACAAATCAAATATAGGATCACCATACATACCATATGTTTGAGGTACTTGCCTATCACCAAATGATCCATGATCTACACTAAAGTAAGTTATATATTTTTGTTCAAATTTAAATTTAGCAATGTTTCTTTGCAGTAACATATAATCATAAAGAAAGTTAGCAAACTTTGTATCTATTGCATTTGGTACAACTAAATAATTATCTTCTACAAAACTCATACAAAATTCTTTCCTCTCAACCACGCTACTGCTGAGTATCTAACCCCTTTGGTAACTGGCATAACTTTGTGCCATAGAAATGAAGGAAATACTACAAGGCTTCCTTTTGGTTTTATTTCTGAAACAGTTAACTCTTCTCCTGGTTTAACAACATTTGCGTTGCTTAACATAAAACTACCACCTTCGTATTCTGATGGATCACTTAAAGATATTACAACTGATAACTTTCTAATTGTGTCACCATCTGAATTAAAATCATAATGCCAATCATAATGTTGTCCTGGTTTGTATTCTGTAAATTGGACTGCTTCAGATTTTTCGTACTGAAAGTTCCAACCAGCATTTTTGTTAGCTTCTGAAACAAATGGAAATATTAAACCATATAACCAATCTTCATCTATCCAAGAGATGTTTGAATTTCTAATTTCTAAATTTTGTTTAGCTGGGTCTGTATTGTCACCAGCTAATGCTACATCTAGCTTCTTATCTTTGCCTACTTTTATTATATCTTCACAAATATTGTTTGGCATGGCTTGATTAAAATACCAATAATTATAATTTAATATCATATTAACTCCTTACTTTCAGGCAGATATAAATAATCTATCGCAGATTGTTCAACTACATTCTTTGCATCTCTTAAAGTTTGTACAATAGGATAACCTGCCATATTGAATGAAGTATTAAATAATATTGGAATCTGTGTTAGGTTGTAAAATTCTTTTATTAAATCATAAAAGTTTTTATTTGTTTCTCTTTGCAGAGTTTGAACTCTACACGTACCATCTACATGTGTGATAGCTGGTATTAAAGATTGTTTAGATTTGATTACATCTACAGCATACATCATAAATGGTGACTCAGTTTGCTTACCTAAATCAAACCAATCTTTTGCGTACTCGTACAAAACTGTACCAGCAAATGGTCTAAACCATTCTCGTTTCTTTACTGTATTTACTTTGTCTTTACCATTAGGATTGGCTGGATTGTGTAATATACTTCTATTGCCTAATGCTCTAGGACCTGATTCAGATGCTCCTTGAAACATAGCAATTATTTTATTATCTGCTAATAATTGTGCAACGTCTTTATGTGTTACGACCATAGTATATATTCTCCTGTTTTCTAATTGTCATATCTTTTGTCTCACCATGATATAACATCTTAGCTGCTCCCATTGAAGTTCCTGCATCGTTAGATAAAGGTTCTATATACAAAGAAACATCATCTGGTAACGATTTCATTATATCATAATTGGCTACGCAATTCAAGAAATAACCTCCACTCAAACAAACCTTTTTTGTCTTGGTTTTCTGTACCCAATCTAACACATATTTTTTTACATGCTTTTGAGTTTCTGTTTGTAAGGCATATGCAAAGTCTGCTCCAGCTTGAAAGTTATCTCTAGCTAAATCCATGTATGGATAATTTTTGTTATTAATAAACATTTTAGTTAGATTGTCATCTATATAAAAAAGTCTATTATTTAATTTACCATCTGTGTATATTGGCGGAACGCATTCATTAGGTTTGCCATAACTAGCCATACCCATAAGTTTACCAGCGTCCATATGTGCAAAGCCAAAAAATTCAGAGCTATGTCCAAATGCTTGAGCAGGACTCATGTGATTACTGACATGCATTCGACTATCTATATCTACTTTGCCTTTTATTTCTGTGGGATAACTTATGTGTTTTTCTAACAATTCAAAAGATGCTGGATAAGAACCTTGAAATACTGAAGTATGTTCTCTGCCATATACTCTTTGACCATCTAGTTTAAAGTAAACTTCTGAACCCATACCATCTATAACTATACATAAAGCATCTTCAAAACCTGAATTGTAAAAACTGCAAGCAGCATGAAGTTGATGATGATGACTACTTAAGTCTGTAGTTTTGAATGGTTTGAATTTAAATGAGCGAGATAAATTATCTACAAGATGTGTAAATATATCTTTACCTTCCCAATAATCTATATCTTGTTTAGAGAAAGCTGCTATACCTAATCTGTCTATATGATCTACATACTTGGTTATTTCTAACATAGCATGTATAGGAAGACAGTCGTACTTTATTTTTGTTAATCTTTCGTTTTCTAAATGTAGTAAGACTTCACCATCTTTAACTAAACAGACAGAAGCGTTATGATTACGATTTATACCTAAGCAAATCACGGAATAGTTACACCAATAGATAATTTTTTATCTGTTGTTTTAACCACCTCGTGTCTTGTAAATCTAGGAACTAACAAAGTATCATTAGCTTTTAATGTAACTTCTTCTCCAGAAACTAACCAATGTCCTGTTCCATATATTTGTTTAACGACCACATCAAAGTCGTGTTCATGCGTAGTGTAACTTATTTTCTGCCCCCCTGGCTTGGCAAAAACAAAGTTTGCATTTACTGTATCACCTACTAATTTTTTACAGATTAAATCTAATTCTCTTAATTCTTTTGTTAAATCTAACACACTGTTTAACACAGTCATAAAACCGTTGTCGTAATACTTCTTCCATTCTTCATAGACAAAGTAACCATCGTAACTGTAAAAAGGAAATACTAATATACCACTGCTATTTAATATTTCTACACCGTATTGACCCCATGGATATTTTAAAGGCCATCGTTTTCTTATTTGCAAAAGATCCAATACATCATCTTCCTGTAACGGAATATGTAAGTCTTTTAATTCTTGTTCTAGTTTATTTAAATACACACACTCTCCTGTAAAAGAGGGGGCAGTTTCCCACCCCCAGTGTTAGTTTAGCCTGATGTTGATTTCCATCTTCCTGCTTCAATTCTGTCGAATACATCTTTTTGATTCCACATACCTGGAGCTATAAATGTTAATCCTGGAACAGCAGCTTCATGTATTACTACTTTACCGCTACCTCCATCTCCACCGTCTCTTGGTGGGGAGTTACCTCTTGGGTGACAAGCAGAACCTGCTCCACCGCCACCTCCGCCTGTATTGGCTGAAGCATCTGATCCGTTTGCATCTGTTCCACCAGCACCAGCTCCACCTGGGCCAGCAGCACCGCCTGCTGTGTTACCTTTTACAGTACCACCTCCGCCACCGCCTGCAACAGTAGCTGAATAATTTCCTACGTTAAATGGTGAACCGTTTCCACCGTTACCACCTCTACCTGGTTGAGATCCGTCACCGCCTGATAGACCAGCGCTACCAGCGCCACCACCTCCGCCAGATCCTGAACCACCAGCTGGGCAAGTGTTTCCACCTGTTCTATCTCCACCTGCGTTACCTTGACCTGGTGCATTTGGAGATTCACCGCCTGCAGAAGAAGCTCCGCCTCCGCCTGATCCTCCTTGTTGAGGAGGGGCATTAGAACCGCCACCACCGCCTCCGCCACCTAAAGCTGTGTATGTTGTACCACCTGCTATAACGACAGAGTTACCTCCTGGAGATCCTGCACTGTTTTGTACACCACCTGGAGTACCAGCTCCACCAGCGCCTACAGTTACAGGAACAGCATCCTGAGGAACTGCTACTGCACTATTGCCTGGACTGTTGGTATTTGCACTATTAAAGAGAACGCCTCCGCCTCCTCCACCGCCACCTTGACGGTTGTTGTCAGCTCCAGCACCGCCGCCGCCTCCACCAGCAACAATTAATATGTTTGCTGTATTAGAAGCTTGGCCTGCTTGAAATGTACCTGACGAGTTAAATTGTGTAGTAGCTGCTGCTTGGTCTTGTGCATATCTAGTTACCTGAGATGGGCCTATTATCCCACCATTGTCTTTTGCAAAAGATGAAGAGCCTAAGTCTTTAGTTATTGTATTTACGCCTGCCATATTTACTCCTTATATTTTAACCCATTCTAAATTAGATGCATCCCAATAAACTTTAAAATCTCCAAAAACAATATTGTCTTCTTCATCTAAAGAATCTTCAGGACACTCACCTTCCCAACGAGTTTGACTTTCATCCCAATATCTATACACATCTTTTTGATCAGCTGTACCTTCTTTATAAAAAGTTGTGTTAGGTTCTGCAACTGGTGAATCGTATATTTTTGTAGAAGTATTGAATACCCAAGATGCAAATGGTTTTGGCATAATCCATTGATTATACGTATCGCTCCATTCACCACCTATGCCAGCTAGAGTTCCAGCTTCATAAGTGCCGTCTTTACTATAAGATTTAAAACTTACTATATTGCCATCTGGACCTGAGCCTACGATGGTTTGACAAAACTTTGCACCCTTTGATTCATCAGGTGCATCAGAACTATCAATTACAATAGTGTTTACGACTTTGTTGGAAGAATCCAAACAAGCCCAATATGTATCTGCCATATTATAACTCGCTTAAATTAATCTACTAAATCTTCGTATGATATTAAATATTCTAAATCGCCACTAGCAGATGCTCCACCTTTAATGATATCAGCTTCTTCTAAATAGAAACCTGTATCTTTACTTATTAAAGCTAATGTAGAATCTGCAGGTACTGAAATAGTTTTTGCAATATGTCTATCATTTGATCCATCTGATCTTACTGTCATTGTAACGTCTGCAGCACTTGATCCATCAATATTAGAAATTAATATAGTATTAATTTTATAAACATGATCCGCTGCGCAAGTTAACAATGCAGTAGTTGTTGTAGTGTCCAATGCTCCAGTAACAACTTTACCGTTGATTGTAGCTACGTTAACTATATTTGGTACAGCCATTGTATATCCTCCTTATTGGTTAACCAAAGACAATAGCCATTGCTATTGCTTTACCTGTTGTGAACAAAGCAGTTTGTCCATCCAACAAATTTAATTCAGTAGCAGTTGATGTAACTAGAGTTCCCCCTAATTTCAAACCACCACTTGATCCGTCGTGTGTAGTAATATCTACAGTTACGTCTCCGTCTCCAGATGTATGACCTACAATAGCCATACCTTTTGTAACTGTTCCATCTACTTCTGCAACATAAAAGTCTAATCCACCTTCTTCACTACCCGCTGTAGCGTCTACTGCTTTACCTTCAATACGTGCAAACTCTTGATTGTTTTGATCTGAGTCATCTGCAAAGAAAGTAATAGTACCAGAAAGGTCACCATCTACACCAGCTGCACCTCTATCATTTATAAATTTTAAAGATCCTGCTGTTGCACCATTGTTTGTATTTTCAATGTTAATAAACGGTTGACTTGCTGATGAAGACGAAGCAGTTATGTTACCGCTTGCTGCAAGTGTAGTCGTTTGTAAATTAGCTAATGCGTTGTGTACTTCATCTGATCCGTCTACATAAATAGCCATGTCTTTACCTGCTGGTAGAGTTACTGTTTGAGCAGCACTACCTGCTTTTAAAGTTAGGATAGAGTTAGAATCATTAAGTACGAAATATGTTTTTTCTATGTTTGGAAAGGTAATGTTTTGTGTACTACCAGCTGAACCAGTGAATACTAAAACTTTATTACGACCATTTTCATCTGCATAAGATGTTGGTTCTGTTGTAAATGTTAAACTTACCGCTCCTGAAACTGCAACTGTAGCGATACCATCTGATGCGTCTTCGATACGATTCCAGTTATCATTTGTTTGTGCGCCCCAGGTTCCGTCATTCTCACCTGTTGCCATTAATCTTATACCAAGATTACTCCATGTTGATGCCATTGTCTACCTCTACGCTATTCTTAAAATTGCTGTTGAAGCACCCGCTGCAGGAAATTCTACAGTAAACGTACCCCCTGATACAGAAAAGTCTGCACCGAAATCTATAATCATAACAGCGGAGTTACTATCATTTGTATTATAAATGATTGCACCTCTTGTTGTAAACGTAGCACTTGTCCATGATGTATCTGCAAAATCTGTAAATGCTGTTGTTCCTGATGTGGTTGGATTTACATTTGTTAATGTATTTCCCCCTGATGAATAACCAGTTCCAGTCGTTTCGTCTGAATTACCAGTCACGTCAGAGTAATTAGTTGTTGCGGCACCATAAGTTCCTGAGATGCTAGCATTAGCTTTAAACAACGCTATTTTAAATGCATCAGCTCCGTTATTAAAATCATGATCCCCTTCGAGCAACTCCTTTTTAAAAGTTGTGCAAATTGCCGATGTTAAGCCTGCCATATTTTATCCCCTTTTATAAGTTCCCATTTCACCGCTGATAAATTCATCGGTTCGTTTTCTTGTTTGTTCCTGTCCTAAGAAGGTCTGTAACGCTCTATCATATAAAGCTTGATACCTAGATCCTTGGTCAGCAGTTAATTTCATAAATGAAGCTGCCTCTAACAACGATCCATACAGTAACAAATCAGGAGCATAGTCGCCTAAATAACTATTAGCATTAGAACTACTTAGCCCCGTTGGTAGTATAGTATACCCTATTTCTAGTGTATAGTCAACATCTGCACGAGGAGAAAATAACCATTTCATACCTCTATCTGAAGCTGAATATGCCCCCTCTCCGTAAAGAGCATAGAACCTTGGAGTGCCTTGTAGATCTGAAACTCCTGCACTAAAATTCTGTGTAAACTCTCTTACAAATGATTGATCTTTTTCTTCTAAAAATTCACCTGTTAATATTTTTATATATCTTGTAACATATAAATCTTGTGGTAAATCTAGAAATGTATTATTAGCTGATAATGTAGTTTCAATAGTTTTACGATAAGCTGATATATCTGCCTCCCTGAATATACGCATTTCTGCAAACTCAATGCATAAATCTATAGGCGCTACACCAGATCCAGTGGCCGCTGTAAACTCAGCAGCATCGTTTTCTAAGAAATCTTGTATCGCTTGTTTAAGTTGTACGTATGTTAGTGCCATTAATCGCCCCAATCTCCTTTACCATATTGTCCTTGTCCATAAGGTGATTCATCTATTACAATGTTGATTATACCTTGTTGAGCTGTCATTGTCAACGTATCTTCACTAGCTCCCCATACACCATCATCATAAGCTTGTTCACCCCAACCACCTACTCCTGGAGCTGGTGCACCTATGCCAATTTGTACTTCACCAATGTTTGCTTGAACTTGATCTTTACTAAATCCAAGATCGCCCCAAGCATTTTCACCCCATGAAACGCCTGATGGTGTTCTATCATTTTGATCTAGTGGTACATTGAAGTTTAATACTACTCCACCATCTTGATCAACTCCATCACCTAGAATTGCTGAAGTTCCTTCTTGTGATACTACAGCACTTATCATTGGTACTACAGTTCCTTGTTGTGCAGTTGTTGTTATTTCATCTCTAGTATAAGGGAATGCTCCGTATAAATCTTCACCCCAAGAAATAGAAGTCATGTTAGGATCAACTATTACTGGTATGATAACTGTACCTTGTTGAGCAGTTGCTGCTAAACCTTGTGCATCTTCTTGACCACTTATGTTAACAGTTCCTTGTACCGCAGTAGCTTCTAATCCTTGTGCTTCTTCTGTAGGATTTATTATTACAGTGCCTATTGCAGATGTTGCAGCTAGACCTGATACAGTAACAACTTGTGGAACAACAACTTCGTTTGCACCATGTTGTGCAGACATAGATAAACCTTGTGCTTCTTCTGTTACTGATATTTCTACTGGTCTTAAAAATGCACCCGCAGCAAATGATACTTTGCCATGTAGAGGTCCTAATCTTACTGTTGTAGTTTGACCTGCTAAATCGTTATCTGTTCTAGGTTTAAATAAAACATTACCCCTAGCACTCTTTAAATATTTTTGTGGTTCTAGTTGTGGGTGTTTAGGTGTGAACTCTGACTTGTCAACACGCATACCTGTCCACTCGGTACGTGCATTTTTATAAGGTCTTTTAAATCCTGTACGATCGTCTATGAAGACCGCATGTTTACCTTTTGCGTATTTAGCCATTTAGTAAACCTGTGGTTGTACGTAGAAACTTACTCTCTCCCTATCCTCATCTTTTGCTTTGGCCCAGTCTTCATCATAAAAAGGTTTTAATACCTGCAATCTATCAGGAGCTTTTTTCATAGCTAGCTCCACTGCTAAACCACTAATCAAAGCTGGTAAATATCTTTTTGGTATCTGTGGATTTTGTGAATACGTAGCAGATACATCTTCTGGATATTTAATTGACCAAGCAACAAACTGATAATATGTTTGATCTGGTATTGGCCATAGATAAATTTTATGAGTTGCTGTACCGCTTGATGTGAATTGAGCATTTCTCTCTACAGAAAATTGAACTGGTTTACCTGTATCACTTTTTGTTGGTATTTGTAAATATTCGTCAAGACTTATTCTTTCTAAAGAAATGTCTTGTGGGCTACTAGCATCGGAGTTATCCCTAATTACTCCATCTAATATATCAAGATGACTGCCTGCACTTACTGTAATATGATCTTGATCTTTAGTCATAGCTATTGTTTCTAAGTTTAATGTAAATAAATTTACACCATCGTTAACCCATTTTGTTAATAATAGGTTTAAAGAACGTCTAGCTGTTTTTAAATCATAACCACTTTTAGTTTCTATTCCACAACGTTCATACGCTTCTTGTATTATTTCAGCTGTGTCTAGATTAAAAGTATGTGTACCAGAAGTGACCATCTAGTCCTCCTATCCCATGAATACTGTTTTAATTAACCAAACAAATTGTGCAAAAACCATAACGCCAACAGTCCATATAATTTTCTGTATACTATTAATTGCTTTTTCCATGTGCCATAAATCGTTACTCTTGATAGTATCTATCTTTTGATTTAACAATTTTAGCTCACCTTTCATTTCGGTAATCTCTAGTTTATTGTTTATTTCTTCAGACACGTTATGCTATAAATGATGTAAGACTTTCCATCTTACCTACTTCAAATTTAGCATAAGCACCATTTGGAAATAATACTCCTTCATCTGGAACTGTGATATCTCTAGTTACAGTTGCTGAAGCTACAGTTCCTACTTTCATCAAGTTGGTTCCTGTTGGTGATCCGTCATTAAATTCAACCGTACCAGCTGCTGCATCATTTACAATGTATGCACCTTTTAATCTAATACGTCCTGCAAAAATTACGTCTGCTGCGCTATTGTTTATACCTGCAGAAACGTTTCCTGCGGCTGCACCACTAGCAGCAATTTGTGTTACTGTTTTAAAATAACTTGAACCAGTTGCAGTACCTGCGTTTGCCCCTGTTATAACCTCTGTTTGTGCGTCTCCATTTACGTCTGTGCCTGTAACAGTGAATGTTATACCACTGTCATTACCTGCACTTAAAATAGTGACAATTCTTCCTGAAGATAAAGTTACTGATCCACCATCTGCTAAAGCTCCACCAAGGGTTAAGTTTCCTGCACCACTTACTGAAGCAGCACTAGAAATACCATCGGCATCTAAAGCGGTAGTATCAGAGATAAACTTTGATCTTGTATCTGATTTTCCAACCATGTTAACTCCTTTTAATTGTTATGAGGAGGTTTTTACACCTCCCCATATTATAACATTATCTTTCTACTGCTGCAAATACGTAATCAATTGTCATTGATTTTGCTGCGGCTTCACCGTTCTGAATACCAAAAGAAATTGTCAGTTCTTCATCATCAGGTATATTTGTTAGTGTAGTTTCTTCTGCTACTAATGCATCATCAATAAATATTCTTACTGAACCATTTCCGCCATTACCTGTTGGGTCATAGTGAAATGCTACTGTTACGAATGTATCATCAGAGATAGTTGCTACTGAAGAGTTCGTAGTCGCAGTGTTGTTCTTTTCAATTAAATGATCCATAGTTGCTGCACCATCTGCTTTGATAAAGAAAATACCATCAGTTGTATCTAATGGAGTAGTATCTGTGATACCTAATCCCATTACAAAATCTGATTGTGTTGCGTCACTTACTTTAAATTTAGCTTTAAAAAATAAATTTTTACCAGCTACGTATTTAAACGCTTCGCCTTTTAATTGTAAGAAATCTAAATCATTATCAGCGGCATCATTTGTAATTAATAATGCACCACCAGCTTGTGAAGTTAGCGCTTCAGTAGCATCTCCTCCACCTGCTTCAGTTGTAGTGATAGTCCACTCGTCTGCATGATATGTGAAAAAATCGTTTGCATATGAATAATATTTAAACGGGTCTAAGTATGGGTACTCAAATAATGGATTCCCTGGAATCTGATTTGATACTCCATTTCTAAAATGTGTAGTCGGCATATGAACAGCCCTCCTTTAAGGCCAGTGAGATAAACTCACCATTCATGTTAGTTTGAGGGGGCACTCGTTAAAATGCCCCCCTAGGTTTTTAGCTTGGGTTTGATGCCCAAATACCACGCCAGTCAGAGAACCCAAAAGAGTATCTCTCTCTAGCTTTGTATCTTACGTTTCCAGTTTCAAAGTCGCCTTCCATGGAAGTAGCAATTCCAGCTCTGTTGAACATTTTCATTCCGTGTGGAGAATCTGTTCTAATGAACCATCTTTTGCTGCCAGTAAATCTGTGATTTACGTGGTATCCACCAGGTAGCATACCTTTAGATACTAATGCATTCACATCGTTATCTGCAGTTGCTGGTCTGTATGGAGACGCTAATAGTCTTTCCGCAACGAATACTAACTGTCTTGGAATGTGTAAAGTTTTACCTTGAAGAGCCACTGGAATGTCTCTATCATCAGTAAAGCCTGCAATACCAATTAACGCATCTTCCAAAGAAGTTTCTGAAAGTTCCGCTTGTGTAGTGAAAGTGTTCGCTTGAGTTGTACCACTTTGAAGTGGGTGCGCAGTTGACGCTAATACAACACCGTCTCCACCTAATTGAGTAGAGTCAAATGCTTTATTAAATACGCTTGCTGCTTTTGTTTGTTTAGCTGATGCCATTGATCTAGCTAACGCTTTTGTAAGTCTAGTAGAAAGTTTATCATAAAGATTGTCTTCCATAGCTTCCTCAGTAATTGAGAATGCCATAGCGACAGTTTCATGATTATATCTTGCTACCCAACCTTCTCCAGTGTCAGCATAGTTTACAGCTTGACCTTCAAATTTTACAGAAGCTTCTCCAAAACCTGGAAAAAGAACTTCTTCTTCGAAGGCTCTATTTGATGTTTCCTCATCGAACAGCACGGCATGCTCGTTTTCGTATCTAGAATACTCTGTTCCGAAAATTGCATGTAACCCAGGTACTAGTTCTTTAAGGATTTGACCTCTTGATATAGCCATAGTTATTTACTCCTTATATTACGCAATACCTGTAACGCCTGTAGCGCCCAAACGGTGTTGATGTGAATTGATTCTTACTAGAATGTCCATAGTAGTTCCAGCAGATGAGAAACTTAAATCAGTTTCAGCACTACCTAAAAGTTGTAGTGGGAAAGTGTTTGTAGTTGCTATCGTGCTAGAGTCTGCTACGAGACCACTCTTGAAAGTTACTGTTGAGCCTGATGGTGATGCTACGATTTGTAGGTTATTTCCAACGTTAGCTGCAGTTAATGCGCTAGACGCTTGATCTGCTTGGATCTTAAACAAAGTGTTTGGATCGTCATACACATAAGCTTTGAATTTAGCTTTAGCAACTGTGCTTGCTGGAATTGAACGTACAAATTTAACGTCGCCAGTAGAATTGTCTGAGTATTCAGCTCCGAAGAAAACACCTACAACTGCACCAGGGGATGCTGATCCCATGTCAGTTACAATGTTTCCAGAAGAATATTGTACTAAGTCGCCTTCAAAAAAAGCTGAAGGTGCTGTAGCTGCTATTCTATATCCGTTACCGTCACAGAAATTATTGGCTCTGATTGTTCCGCCAGTAGCTTGTCTTACTGGTTCTAATCCGTATCCTGCCATAATTTTCTCCTTATTGCAAGTTAAAAGTTTATACGATTCTCAGAGCCAATCTAATGATTTACTCTTCGAACCTTGGTTTTTGTCCACCGCCTGTAGTGACAGAAGTTTTGGACTCGTCTCGAACTGGCATCGATGAATTTTGATTTTGCATATATTCACTACTGTATGCTCTATCCATTTTTCTAGTTTGTTCGCGGTAAAACTCTTCTTTCTGTTCAACTAATTCTTTTGAGTTTTTCATAAGAATTAAATCGCCAGAACGAACAGTGCCCTCGTGTTTGCCAGCAGATAACACGTCAGCGTGATAGTCTCCCCCAAGTTCATTAGGTTGAACAGGCACGTAGCCTTCGCGTAATCTTTCGTGGACATTTGAGTCATCTGGATTATTCAACAATTCGTGTCTAACCCATATGTATTCCATGTCCGCTTCTTTTTTTGATTCAGGAATCTCTAATCTTTTTAGTGGTTCCCAAACCTTTTTTCGAGTTGCCGAAGCCCGACTTTTACGGCTTGTCTTAGTTGCTTGTGTCATTTCTAACCTCCCGCCTGTTGGCGCACTTTTTGTCGCGCATATTCCTGTAAGGAAACTCCTAGTCTGTTAGCCATATCAACTTCTGATTTGGTTAACTTAACTTGGTTTTTCCCGATAGCAGAGCGCGTTCCGCTCAAAACTGTTGGAACTTTTTTAGCTGCCTTAGTTTTAAACCTTTCAGGAAATTCATCCCTGATTCGAGAATCAAGTTCGTTATAGTATTCATCAGCATTTGTTGAAGGTACAATACCTTCATCAACTAATTCTTTGTGAATAACCATAGCGGCTTGAGTCATTATCCGATCTTTAGTAGAACTACCACCAAACCATTCATTTCGTTTTTGCCAATTTAAAGCTTTACGATCTGGAGCATAGTCTTGTTTACTTTGCTCTTTCTTTGGTTTATCTGTTTGTGGCTTTTCTTTTTCAACACCAGATTCAGCCCTTACTTTATACTGTTGTGCAATTAAAGTTTCTGCTTTGACTGAAGCTAAAGCATCTTGGGCTTTAATTTCTGAGTCAATATCTCCTGCTTCTTTTGCTGTTTTCAGTGCAGATAAGGATTGTTTCTCTTGAGCTTTTAATCTTTCTATGTACGAATTAATAGCCTGCAGCTCGGAATCCCTAGATTTAGTTTGAAGTTCAGTTCTTTCTGAAGTCCAAGATTGCTCTTGTTCTTGCAAATTTTTAAGTTGAGCTTCTAACTCTTTCTTTTCTTTAACAAGACGTTTGATTCTTTTCTCAGCCCTCTTGCCAAATTGTTTTTTATCTTTGGGTTCCTCGATATCATCAGAGCTTTCTGTATCTTCATCTTCATCAGACGGTTCCTCGTCTTCAGATTCTTCTTCTACAACTTCTTCTGATTCGACTGGAGCCTCCTGTTCAGTTGGCTCTTCAGGTTTGGTTTGTTCCGTACCTTCAGATTCTTCTCCTGGAAGATCAACAATTATTTCTTCTTGCTCTTCCTGTATTTCTTCTTTTTTAGTTTCGTCTACCATTAGACCTCCTTCGGTTGCGATCCGCGTTTTTCGCTTGTCCTATATAATATACTAATATTATAATATATGCAAGTCTATTTATGTGATATTTTCGACGGATCTGGTACTACAGCTAGCACTTCATCGTCATTAATCATCGAGTATTCTTCTCCTTCGTACTTGAATTTTAACCCAACATACTTAGCAGTAAGAACCCAATCACCTATTTTACACCACGATTCGTTCTTATCATGATAACAATCAGATCCCATAGATATAACTTCAGACACAACACAAGAAAATTTAGCTGCTTCTCTTGAATCATCAGTTAATATTATGCCCCCTTTTGTTTTCTCTTCTACTTGCCTGGCTTTTAGTAAGACTCTAAAACCTGAAGGTTTTGGTAGCAATAATTGTTTAGACATTGTTTGCCTCCTGTTTGTATAGTTTTTGATACTCATCTTTTACTCTAGATTTCATATCTTGCAAGGTATGTCCTATACCCAGCATATATTTGTATGAAGCAAAATCATCGGCACCCACACCAGATAGTTGATCTTTGTTGGCGTCTATTGCTTCATCCAAAGCCTTTAATAAATTGTCTTTTAATGTATTAGCGTTCATGTCTCTCCTGTTGAAGGGGGCAGTTTTATGCCCCGTCCATTTACTTAATGTCTACTGTTTTAGGTTTTTTCTCCTCTGGTACAATCTTTTCAATATATATTGAAAGTAAACCATTTTTTAGATTTGCATCTGTCACTATCATATCATCTCCTAATGCAAATGATCTGATAAATGATCTTTGTGAAATACCCTGATGCACTACATTTTTATCTTCAGTCTTTTCTTTTTTAATAGATTGTACTGTCATAGTATTGTCTGCATACTCCACATTAATATCTTCTTTACCAAAGCCTGCTACAGCCATTTCGACTACATAGTGCAAAGCATCTAATTTTTTGATATTGTATGGTGGGTAGTTTGGTGACTCAGTTTTTATATCCATGAGTCTATCTAGTATTGAATCGAACCCAACTGTAAATGGTCTGTAAGGTTCCCAATTTATAATATTCATATAACCTCCGTTAAGCGTTATGTTATGATCCCATTATGGCGATCGATGTTAGTATAACACGTTATTTATTTTTGTTCAAGGAATTTATAAAAATAATTTGTATCATCACCTGCAGTCCATTTACTTACAGATTCTACATTATATTCTATAGTAGATACTTTAAAATCTGGTTGCTTTGGTTCTGATGGTGTTAATGATTTATCATAAAACAAAGTTCTATTATTAGGTTGTGCTGCAAAATGTCCGTTATCTAATTCTATAATATTAAAAGATTTATGTTCTGCAGGAACTTGTGAATAATTTATATTAGGTAAATTGTGATCTGCATGACAACTATCGATTGTAAATAAATATTCTCCTTGGTACCATTGTTTTGCTGGTGACAAATATTTAGCCCTAGGTGGTACAGTTGTTTTTTCTATTACTGTTATGTGATAACTAAATGCATCCCAAAGTTCTAGTTCTTCTAATGGAAGATCATCTTTAACATCAGGGGAATTAACAAAAGCACTGATAGGGAGCTTATCATATAAAGCAGCATACTCTGGCAAATACGTTTCAAAGTAGAGCGCTCTACCCTGGATTGACTTAACAGTAGCCCAAACACCTTCTACAAATTCTCCATGTCCTTTTTGATGATCATATAAATATTGTTTCTTAACATAAACTTTTACAGGTGGTACGTTAGCAACTAAAAATGACATTACTTTTTAAACTTACGCCCTACAAAGAAAACAATTAAGTTTTGTATTGTGTTTAGTGTAACCATTAAAAGTAACCACGCCTCCCATAACTCCATCTATTTAGTTTTGCCACGAGCTTTTTTTAAAGCTTCTTTGCCTCGTTTTGCAATCGCAGCTTGTTCTTTCTTGCCTGCAACTTTAGCACGTTGTTCTACAACAGTCAAGATTTGTATCTTACGTGCGTACGGTTTATTAATTCTTTTTACTTTAGCAACAGTAGCCCTAGCATCTGCAGGTGTTGCATACTTAATACTGACTGTATCTTTTGGATTCTCATCTGTATATAATCTACGATCAGAACCTTTTGGTTTTTTACCAGTACCGACTTTTGGATCTTTTCTTTTTACCACTTACTTCTATTTGCCCAATATGCCGCAGACATTTTACCTTTTGCAATATTTTTTGCATGTCTTGCTTTAAAAGATTTTCTTTTCTTTTTCATTCTATCAGACTCTCCTGCCTTTGGTTTGCCAGCAGTCTTTGCTCCTTGCTGACCATACCTAATTGTTTTAACTTTATCACCTTCTTTAGCAACTACTATGTGTGACTTCTTAGGGTGATTAGGTGTACGCTTTGGTTTATTAAAACCTGTAACACCTGCTCGTTTTAATCTTGGATCTTTAGCCATTATCTATACGCCCTTGTTTTCTTTGCAATCCCTTTCGGTTGCTTCACAAACTGTTTGCCCTTTTTTGTTCCTTTTCGCTTTGCCTTTGTCGTTGCCGCATACTCCGCAGATGACAGAGCTTTGATCGCTTTCTCGGGTAGATATCTTTCCCCAGTAACGCTTGACTTCTTCCCAGACTTCGTTCGCCATTTTTGTTTACCCCAGTCTTTTAAACTCTTTTGTGATTTAGCTAACGGCATCCCAGTGTCTCCTTATGACATCAAGTTTGTCTTCAGCATCTGCCACACTTCCCATAAGTTTATCTATCTCCTCCAGGTGTTGGGGATGTTCCCCAATACCCACAGGATTTGACAAATAAATATTTATAGTAGCCTTTGCCTCAGCTATTTGAGCCTCATACTTTTTGCTAAGAGCATCTAGTATTTGTTGTTTATGCATTTATAAAATAATTATAAGTGCTAATACGATTACAGCTATGCCTAGAATTTTTTCTTTTCTAGAACTGTCTTTAATCATACCCCAAACATTTTTTATCTTACCCATGAGTACTCCTATTTCTTTTTCTTTTTCATTTTAAGCATCATAAAATCTTTTTTAGAAATTTTACCATCCTTGTTTGCGTCTATTTTTTTCTGCTTGCCCTTTAAAGGTTTTTTATTCTTTTTGGCAGCAGGTGTTTTCATTGCATATCCTGGCATTATTTGTATCCTCCTCCAGCTTTTTTATAGGCTTTGGCCATTGCTTGCGCCTTACGCGCACTCCATTGTCCTGCACCCGTTCCATGTGAAGCTTGTGCTTTAATACGATTAAAGATTCGCTTCCTTAATCCAGGCTTAGTATAATTACCAGCTTGGTTAACTTTTGATTTACTTTTTGTTTTTGCTTTTGCCATTCTTTAACATTCCTTGTAAAGTTTTAGCTTGACCCGCATGAGTCTTTGAAGCTTTTTTCAATCCCTTAATTACTTTCTTAAGTTTCTTTTTCATTAAACTCTCCTTACGGTTGTATTGATTATACCTTCAATATTAGAAGTCATATCAGCTGCAGCATCCATTCCGATCTGTGCTTCTTTTAACTTACGATCTTGATCTTTATTTTCATCATCAATCATTAATTTACTTTCTTCTAAGTCCATTTTATCTTCATGTACTTTCATATCGTTCATTAATTTTTGTGCACGTAAAGCTAAATCTTTTCTTTGTATATCTAACTGTTCTTCAGCTGTAGTTTTATTTTCACCAGCCATAATTTTTTGTTTCTCTTCATCAAACTGATTTACTTTATCTGCAGCCTGTGCTGCCATTATTGCAATTTGATTTTCCATTTGAGGTGGCATCTGTTGACCAGCCATAATCATTTGTTGTGCTTGAGGATCTTGAATCATCTGTGCCATTTCTTGTTGATACTTTAATGCAAGGTGATCTTGTATATGCGACATTAATAATTGTTGCATAGCTGGATTACTTTTATACGCAGGGTTTTGTAAAAACATACCATGTGTAACAATGTGTGCATCATGATTTTGATCAGGTCTTGGTTGTAAAGGTGCCCCCTTTAACGAAGCCATGTTCTCTGAAATAGGATCAGCAGTGAAAGGTTGTTGTTGTTGTTTTAAATATCTTTGTGGTTCGTCCACGCCCATCGCTGAAAACAATTCCATACCTATTTGCTCCATGTTGTAAGCAGCTGGGTTTTGTTGAGCGATGGACATGATGGCGTTTATTTTTGCGATCCTGTGTGCCTCAGTCGGCATATTAGGATCTGATACAGGAATTACATCAATACTTTTCAGATTGAAATCTTTCCTAAATATCTGCTGTGCTCCACCTGCCACTTCGTAGGGATACAAATCAGGAAGAAACTCCGAATCTAATCTAGTTAGAATACGAAGATCTTTAGTCTGTGCGGCATGTAATCGTTTATGCACAGCATTGAACAGCTTTGAAGACTGCTCAAGCAGGGCCATGGTTGTGCCAACTGGCCCATAGTTTGTTGCATTTTCTACTACGTTATCAGTAGAGTCTGCAAACTGGGATGCGAGTTTAGACGCATAATCCATTAAATTAAATAAAGTTGATGATGGTTCTTTAAACGGAAGTATTTGTAAAGACTTTCCTAAATCACCAGCGGGTGCATTTACTTCTCTAAATTCACCTGGAGCAATAGGCTCGTCAGGTGCAAGGACACGTAAACCGTGAGCCTTGAAACCACCTGGCAAGTTCGCAAAGGTTCCAGCATCAATTAATTGACGCATAGAGGAAGTAGCTGTTTTAGTTAATCCACCAATTAAGTGTATGTAACCGTAACCATAAAAACCTAAACCTGGAATCATTGTGTAATGCGTAAAGTACATTTTCTTTTTACGCATAGGATCATCTTCATCATAATTTCTTCTAATTGCTAAAACTGTTCCGTCTCCAGTCATGTGAACAATGTATGGTAATTTAATGCCATCTTGATCTTCATATCCAGGTAAATCTAAATTAGTATGCATCTCTAATATTTCTACATAGTCATCATTTTCCCCTGGTTTAGAAACGCCTACAATTTCATCTGAAGTTTCATCAGCTGAACTTTGTTCTACTCCATAGTCTGCATCAATGTCTACATCTAAAAACATTCCTGCAATTTGCATTTTCTTAATTTCATTTTTAGATATTAAATATTTATGAGTATATCTTTCTGCACTTTCTAAATTAGAAGCAAAATAATCTACAAAAAAATCTTGTGCTTTGATAAATTCTGTAACTGGTCTTTGTAATGCAGGATTAAAAGAAGTTTTCTTAAACGCTGTTCCATATAGCGCTACATGAAATAACATCTTGTCTAACTCAGGGCCATACTCTGGCATTTGTATTTGTGTTTGCCAATTTAAAAATTGTCTTACACGATTGGCTTGTTCTAATTTAGGTTGAGTTTGTGTGCCCATAATTCTAGTTCTAACTGGGCCTTCAGTTGGAAATAATTCTTTATATGCTTTAGCTTGAAACTTTACAACTGCTTGTGCAAGAACTGGGTGTGTAACACCACTTGCTCCTGGAAATGCACCAGCACCTTCATCATATTTCAAACCTAATAATTCTATACCTTCTTCAGCTATTTCATCATACTCTTCTCTTGATGATTTATCTCTATCGTAGCCTTCTTGTAAATTTTTTGAAACTTCTTGTACCTCTGCTTCAGACATTGTTTCTGCTAAGTTAGCATCGAAGTCCCCCGTCATCATAGGTTCTTCGTCCATGAGACCCATGGCTGTTGCTTCGTCGATTTCTTGTTGATCAGTTAAAGTTATTTCTGCTCCACCATCTGGTGTTTCAGTTACATCTTGATCGCTAGGCATGCTTGCAGATATTGCATCATCATCCTCTAATTCTATTCTTTTTTCTATAGCCATGTATCCCCTTTAGTAGAATTTTCTACTCTCCCTATTATAAATCTCTTGCTCTCGTTTGTCAAGCCAAGTATCAGCTCCATGTGAAACATACCCACCATTTCTCATCCATATCAATGCTTGTGTAAGTGTGTCCATATAATCATCATGAAGTCCTGCTGGAAAAGCTCTAGTTTCATCTATAACTTCCATAGCCCAATCTTTTTTAAAAGGGGCAAATATTCGTCTGTTATGAAACAAAGATGTTATAGAATATGCTCTAGCAACTTTATCTCTGTCTGGTTGAAACTCAAATATAGGCAAACCTGTTAAACGTAAGTCTTGTATCAAGGATTGACCCGAAGCTTTCTTCTCTATCAGTATAGAATCTGGATTATGTTGATTATATTTTTTAACTGCTTTCTCTCTAAGTGTCGGATAATCCCATCTTCCTTTTTCTGCCCCCAATAATATTAAGTTAGGTATATCTAATCCTTTAGTAAACACACCCCATGTAGTTATCGCAGAATAATCTGCAGTTGTTCGTGTAGAAAATGCAGTATCCCATGATTGTATTATGTATTCACACTCAGGTGGGTCTGGATTCTCCCAGTTCTGCCACCAATCTAGTTTTATTATGTTACCTTCTTCTGCAGATGGAGCTTGACCGTACAATGCATCAAATTTAAATGGGGGTGTATTGTTTTTTGTGCGGATTATTTCTTCAGTTGACCAATGAAATCCGTTTTTCTCGTCAGGTTCTGGCCAAAATGACTCACCTAACTGCAATTCTGTGTATTTTTCCGATAAATAACCCTGTTTAATTAGTTTTTCACGCGCATCTTCTAGTTTTTCTAAAGAATCTGTAGTATTTAGGGCAGGAATACGCACAACTTCCCACGAATCTGACATAGGAGAGCTATCTTCTAAAGATAATAGGTGTCCAGCTAAGTCTCTTTCATGCCATCTTGTCATAACTATAACAACTTTACCACCAGGCATAAGTCTTGTACGCAATCCAGAAGCATACCACTCGTTTAGAGCCTCCCTTCTAGCTTTTGAAAACGCATCTTGCTCTGATATTGGGTCATCTATGATGGCTAAGTGTGCACCAAAACCTGCAATACCAGATCCTGAACCAGCTGCGAGGAATGAACCTGCATCTTTACCTTTGTGTTGAAGACTCCAGCTGTTAGCAGAACGATTATCTTTACGAATGTTTATTTGTGGAAAGATAGATTTGTATTGTGGGGTATTTACAATATCACGTATGGCGCGGCCGAACCTTGTTGCAAGATCATCACTGTGTGATACAGCAATCTCTTGCCAATATGGATTCTTACCCAGTGCCCATGCGGGAAAATATGTAGATGTTATTAATGATTTGCTTGAACGGGGGGCAACAAATACCATCAAACGGTCTGACTCCCCACTTGCAATTTTCATTAGTTGATCACATAGCAATCTGTGATGCGGCCCAACACTAAAGGATGGGTTCATCAACATAACGAAAGCCAAGAGATCTTCTCTTGCTTGTTGTACGGCTACTCTGGTAGCGGCGTTTCTATCTTCTGTCGTTAAGGACATATACTTCGTCACCCCAAATCACAAGTTGCGTAAAAGCATCTTGTGGAGGATTGTTCGGATCGTATATATCCAGATCTGGATTTAAAATCATGCTCGTATCTCCTGTTACTTTTACTTGCATTAAAACTTTTTATTATAACTAATACCTATTTTATTTTTACCAACGTCTAGTGAAAATCCAGCGTCTTTCATTTTGCCAGCTACACCTTTTACTTTAGTATAGCCAGGTATTTTAGATGCTGCCTTATCTGCTTTCTTCAAAACAATTTTCTTTAGTTCGTCTGCAGGATTGGTCATCTTACTATTGGTTGTTGTATTTGACATTATCTAC